GGCTCTACTAACCTTGTCAACCCCTAGGTCTTTGAGAACCTAGAGACTGACTAGCTAGCCTGTCGAGACTCAGAGCTAACTCTGAATCTCTAGCCTCTACTCTAACCTACTTCCTCTAGCCTGTCAACCCCTAGACTCTAGAACATCTAGACTCTAGCTGTCTGGCTTACTAACTCTGACAGGCAGCCCGCCACCACACGGCTACTTTCAACCTGCCTAAGCTAGCTAGCTTTCTAGACTAGCCGGGAGCAATCCTAGCATCCGCTTGGCGGGGCTGTCATCAGGGTAAACCCTAGTGGCGCCACGTCCGAGAGCTGACGCCGGACGGCCCGATAGATCAAGCCCAAGGGCCTAATCCATCGTTCTTGCATAATGCTACCTGAAATAGCGGCACTCTGCAAGCCCTGGTAGAAGACCGCTTAACCGGTAGGCTTCTGACCATGGGATGAATCCTAGCCCGTAACCATCAGGCCACCTAGAGGGTAAACCCCTATTGACATCCCGAAAAATAGCGATAGATCGCGCGTGCTCGCGCCCGTCCGTGTGCGCCTGCCCGTCCGTGCCCGTGGGCGTGCGCCCGCTCGCCGTGCCGCATGGATCAGTCGCGCCCGCGATACCGCCCGTGGCGCACGTGCCCGTCCGTGCATGCCCGCCCGCGCATATACCATGCGGGCCCGCCCGTGTCAATCCGGGTTTACCCCTATTGACAACCCGGCCGAGCCGTGCTATACGCGCACGCACGCGCCCGGGCGTACGGGGGAAGGCCGCAGCGGCGGAGTCGGAGCTACCCCCTCGCAATTCTACAACAAATTTGACTCGCAAGTCTTGTCATAGCGTAGAGGGTAGCTCGACACTCAGCTTACCACAGAGCGATCACATTACTCAGGTTATTAGTATTTCTCGCGTAGATGATACGGATAGGCAGGATGGTATTAGTCGGAAAGGTACTAAGAGGCAGAGGATCGTCATTGGTATCCGTGCTGACAACATCAGCAGGATTAAGCTCAAGGGTACTCGGGATCAGGATGGCACGAGGACGAACCGTCAGGTTATCAGCCTGGCCATCAGGATCGTAGACGCCAGAGAAAGTATGTTGATACAGGTTGTCAATAGGCGCCATCCGGGTATACGGACCTTGAAGTTCTTCAGGACTCCAGCCCTTGTAAGGATCGACATACCGAGGCTGAGCAAGGAAGACTTGCAGAGCTTGGTAGATACTGTCGTTCTTCGGATTGTAGAACGGACTCCCTGGAAAGATCCCCCAATCGACACTGACGAGGAAGAACGGGTCACCTTCCGATGGAGCCCTTGTCGCAAGGTGCTCGGCAAGACCAGCGTCAAAGTCACCACTTACCATCCGGATACGCACAAAGGCACGCTCGCCAAGTCGGTACTCACCAACCATGTAATCAGGAGCCAGGATCTTGAGCAGATCATCACCAAAGATGATAGTAACCGGTTCATCCGTAACGGTATCAACATCATTGCTACGGGTAATGTGGAAAGTAAACTTCTTCATTCAGCACTCTCTTGCTTCTTTTGCACCACGTTGGCAGTGCAGTACGCCGCGATAGCGGCAAGGGTTACGGTACTCCAACCAGTCTCGGTGACTCGGTCAATGTACAGAAGGGCGCTAGCAAGCACAATGCTGCCAGCGCAGATAAGGAACTTTCGGCTTTTGTATCTCATCTTGGAATAGGGAAAGGTGCTGAGGGTGGAGTGAAGGGTCCGGTGTACATTGCATAGCCTTTGACAATCCGACAAGGGCCAATGCGGCCTCCGAACTCATTAGTAGAACCGTTGAGTGTATTGCCAACTACTAGAGGCGCTGGGGTTACAGTGTCGTCAGTATAGACATCTGTAGTCTCACCGACAATGTCAGACCGCAATACACCATCACAGTACATGCGAAGTCTTCCGTTGCCATTTACAATAGCAATATGGTGCCATTGTCCGACACGGGTAGTCCCAGGGTCAGTGTTGCTTAGAGCACCAATGTCAGTGATGCGTTGCCCAATTAGAGTAGGATTGATATACCGTTTATACACAAAACTAATCGGGTAAGATCCGCTACTAGGCGCTACTGCTAGGTTAGCCCCAATATACCAGTCAAACGATGACGGAGACGACGAGTTAGATCCGTAGATCATAATTCCGCCACTCTTAGCCAACCGTCCAACCTCGACCATACACCAGAACTCGATGGTAAAGTCTACAGACCCTTTGAGGCTATATAGACCATAACCACCTGGGCGCAATGCTACAGGATAATGCCTAATGTAGTTGCGGATAGGAGAGGAGAAACCTTGTGGTGCAGTTCGTAGCGAGAAGGGTAAGCCGATAGGACCACCTACGGCTGTGGTGCAGATAGGTGGATCAAGGCCAACGCCCACAGGTCTAGACTCACCGATAGCACCATAAATGGAGTAGTCCATGAAGACGCCTGATCCTGCACCCTCTGTGTACTGGGTCTGGAATCTAACAGCATCCCTAGGAACTACAATGCCCTCGTCCGTAAGCAAAGGAGGTGACGAGGCAGGTATGATCTGAGTCCTACCCACCTGCCCTGCTTGATAGAGCAGTTGCATTAGTCGTCAGTCTCCAGCGTAGTCGTGACATACACGTCAGCACGGATCAGCTTGGCGTCTCCGGCAGCAGTGTCTCCAGCAGCATCAGCGTCTCGGCTAATGCGGAAGTACACAGCGGCACCAGAGTTGCTAAGGCTGACAGAATGCGTGACAGTAGTCACATTGATACCCGCTGCTGCTGTATCCGTAGCCGTGCTAGCCGTGCCCCACGTAGCAGGAAGCGTATCACCTGCGTTGAGGGTCAGAGTCTGCACAGCCCATACGACAGCGCCAGAAGTAGGGCCAGTCCACACAAGCAGGACCGAGTCAACCGTACTTACCTTGAACGGCATAGGTACGCAGAACTCAGCGTACTCTTGTGCAGCCGCATCAAAGGCAAGATGAGGAAGGTTCGGCACCGTGTCATCTGTCGCCAGTGCTGCACAGCCATTGGTCACAGCCGGCTGCATGCTACCAGCCAGGACAGGAATTACATGCAAGCCTTTGGTGCCAGGGAGATCCCCAATAGTAGCTTTCTTGCTAACCCCACCCTGCACAACATACACAGAGTCTGTAGAAGACAGCGGGGCAGTAGCAGCAGTAAGGGCTGATAGCTTAGTGTCCGCCATCACTTTCCTTCGCCCAGTCTCTCAGGGCAGCTTTGTCATTGTTGCAGGACTTAAGCGCAGAACGCAAGTCCACGATATGCACAGCCATGTCACCGTTAGTCCTAATCTGCATCTGAGGAACAGAGCAGTCTTGGATCAGTTCGACGGGAGGCAGCATCCTAATAACCTGCGGGCTAGGGCTTGCGCATCCAGCCAGCAGACATACAGGGAGCAGAAGTCTACTCAGCATTCAGAATCTCCAAGACCCCACCAGGGACAGGGGTATCCCGCCATTCCTGCGCCGCCGCCAGGGCGTCCGCCAGGGAGGCACGCGCCGAGGCCAGTTTCCGGGCCGTGGCTGCATTTTCCTCGCGGAGGCGGGCCAGCACACGGGCATCCCGTTCGCGCGCCTGTAGGGCCGTTTTGAGGGCTTCCCGGGCCATGTCCCGTTCGTTGCGAATCTGCAACACTTCGGCGGCCTGTGCCTCAACCCGCCCCTGTAGCTGCCAAGCTCGGAAGCCAAGCAGCACAGAAGCGACTAGGGACACGATAGCCACGTACTTGAGTACCATTGCCATCATACGTCAATCCCGTACTTGAGGGAGTAGCACGAAGCTAGGATGTTGAACTCGTCATCGTGCCCAGGTTCAATGTCATTGACCCATTGTTGAAGGTGCAGCATTTCGTGCAGCATCGTAGCAATGAATAGGTGGCGTGATCTGGTGTACGGAGCATTGATCCGCAGATAACCGACCCCAGGCTCAGCCCAAAACTCACCGCAAACCTCGTCTTCCTTCTTGTCAGTTACGATAAACCGGGGAGTGGGTAGACTGCAATTGAATTCTGCTCGATTCCAGACGTGAAACCAGTGCCGACACAGGGTGACAGAGGGCTCAATGTCCTCATGTCCTCGTGCAGTAATGTGCTGGATCACGTAATCTGGGGTCATGCTTGGCACCCAGTGGCGAAAACCCTAGACTCATCAGCTCGACGGTTCACCAAACCACGCAGTTTCACGCCTTTAGCGTAGATCCAGCGACCAAACTCCTTGACTGCACCAGTACAATCACCAGCATTCAGCTTCTTGAGCAGGGTCGAGTTCTGGAAATTCGTAGCGCCAACGTTGAAAGTAAAGCTAACCAGAGAATCGTACTGCTCCTGGGTAATAGGAACGGTAACATTGCGCTTAACCGCACGCTCGGCGACCTGGAGGTCTTCTCGGAGCAGGGCTTCGCACTGTTCGTCAGTAAATCGTTGCCCCACCATATCCTTGGACACAGTACGGGTATGCCCAACACAGACGGTTGGGATCTTAACAGGGTCCAGATAGACCGTGTTAACTTGTTCTTCGTGGTTAACCAGGGTAGTGACCCCGGCCGCAGAGACAGCCAGAACGGCTGCTGCGACCCGACGGGCCACGACGCTAGCTACCGTAGCCTTGACGGCATCAGTAGCTACCCCCATGATTAGGTGATCGCTTGGGTTTCAGTAGCGACAGCAACACCCACGGTACTCCGCAGGAAGTTGGTAGCCGGCTTGGTATACACAAGCGACTCGGTAGCGGCAAAGCCAGTACCCGTAAGGATCAGCTTACCAGCATCGCCAGCAGTACCCCACGCGACAGCCGTGACCGTGTTGCCAGTAGAGGCGAACGCAGCAGCAGCAGGCTTAACCGTGGTGTCCATAGCGATGTTGAACGTCAGCTTGAGGGTAGTAGCCGAGGTAGCAACAGCAGTGCTAATCACCGGGGGGACAGTCTCAGGCAGAGCATTAGCGCATGCACTGAAAAAGGCGAATAGAGTCTTAGCGTTAGACGAACCAACACCACCACTGCGGGCGTCTTGGATCTGAATGGTAGAGATAGCCTTAGCGGCCTCAGTACGCAGACGGGCGGCATTCGACAGGAAGCCGGGGGACGGAAGTTCAGAAACTCGCATGGATATCTCCTTGTTAGGCGAGAGGCCCCGAAGGGCTTGGCTTAGCGGCGGCGGAACCTATTCAGCATATTGGGTGCTGAACTGGGTGCCTTGGTGTATTGCTTGTACCCAAGCGGGTCAGCAATGGCTTTAGAGAACTCTGCCTTCTGCAAGGCTTCGAGCTTCTTCTTTTGGTCCTGAGCCAGTTGTTCCTGGTAGTGGCGGACCAGTCCTTCTAGCGCGTCAAGTCGGTCGTCATGCACAAGGGCATCACGGATACGACTAATCTTCGCCATCTGATGGAACAGGCTAAAGTGAATCCGTTCAGTTGGACCGTAGCGTTCACAATAGAACGCGTCAGATTCAACAGCGGACTCATGCACAATCAGTGAGCCACGACCAATCACTGGGTCGAGAGTCTCAATGATGCGCAGTTCTTTCTGGCCTGTGACCAGATCGTCTTCAACTTGGCATTGAAGATATTCGCGGAGGATAGGGAGGAACACAGCCCGGAATGCACCGAAGCCCATGTTCTTCTCAATCTTCAAGATGTCAGGCTTACACTTAGCCACGATCTGCGCAAGCTCGCGCATCCCTGACTCAGAGTAACCACCGGCCACACCACCAGCTAGAAGTAAGTGGATGTTGCTGTTGAGGAAACCCCCAAACGCAAAGGCCGTTTCGTCCCCGTTTTTACCACCACCTGCGGGGTCAAGGTAGAACACCTTAGATTGCAGGGGAGAAGTCTCACGGCTGACTTCATGCGGACTAGCCATCTTGAACGCAAAGTCACCTACAGAGAAGTCACGCATGTGCGTATCTTCCATACCTCGCACTACCGTCATCGGGAAGCGATCGCTCGCCCCACGCATAATGACTAGGTTGTGCGGCTTCAACGGGAACCGCTGCGCATCGGATAGCGCAGTGTTCAGCATGTGTTGAAGCTGGAAGTAAGCAGCGCCTTGATCGCGCTCTTTCTTCTGTAGGGCTTCCTCACCCAAGAGCACTGGATCAGTCGGCTGGCCTTGATCGCCAAGCAGACCACCACCAGTAGCTAGCGCAGAGTTAAGCTCAATGGCCCGGCGCATAGCCGGATCAAGGTGCTGCCCATAGTGCGCCATCTGCTGAGCCGTAGGGTAACGGCCCGGCCAGATGCGAATGCTAACGCCACGCTGTGGCAGGCTGTTGTAGATGGACTCCATCGTCTGCGGCGTACCAAGCCAGATGATCCGGCCGGACGTACAAATCGAGGTGAAGTCTTTCGTCAGGTGCAGCAGCTTAGCCCGTTGTCCAGGCGTTGCCGAGTTCTTCGAAGATTCGATGTCATCTGCAATCAGCAGGTCAGCCCGCTTACCTTGCAGGTTCGAGTCGATACCCACGCAAGCGACAGACGGAGACTTATCCAAGCCCTTAAGGCTGTGGTGTACATCGAAGGCTTCCGTACTGGTACGGTCGCCAGCGGTCTTGTCAGGCCGCATGCAGGCCAGCACATCCATAGTCAGGATGATGCGAACCACCAGGGTGCTAATCTCGTTAGCCTGTGTGCCACCTGCGGACAGGATAAGCACACGGCAAGTCGGGTCATGAATCAATGACCACACCGAGAACGCAGCCGCAATGGTAGTCTTGGCCTGTGACCGCTGAGCCTGCACCATAAGGTACTGTGGACCAGCGGACATCCAGCGACCAATGGCCTTCTGCACAGGAGTAGTGCTAAAGCCTAGCTCCGCCATCACATCTTCAAGGAAGGGAGTGAAGTCGGAGTAGTGCTCTTGCAGGAGAGCTAGTCGCTCCCACCGCTTCTGTGCTGCGGATGCGTCCTCGCGTGCGCTCATTGCAGGCTACCCGGCATGTCAACTGACCGATGGAATTGTTCCTCGGCCATCTGCATTTCCTTGAGCTTGCCCTTACCGTCCTTGCGACGGGCGGCGAGTGCAGCAGTCAGTTCAGCCAGTTCGGCGTTGCTAGACGGATCAGCAGTAATGTTGTTGTTCTTGAGGAACGTAACGGCAACAGACAGAGTAGCCGCACTAACTTCCTCACCTTGGATTGCACTGGTAAGAACCTGTGCAACCGTAGCATGCAGTTCGCCTAGGGCGTCCTCAGTGGCTGCATTCTTAGCCATCATTCCTCCGGAACTTACGCAACCACCAACGAATCGCTTCGTAGATGGCGGGACTCTTTGCGATGATGAGTCCCAGGGTGTAGACAATTGCCAGAACGGCAGCGATGTCATTGATAGTGATTCCCGCGAGCCACGCTCCGCCTACGGCGGTGGGCGGCGAGGCCATTACAACTTCCTTGACAGCCTCTTTACTCACGGGCCTATCCTTATTCGAGAAGTAGGACACTACCATCCTCCAGCAATAGAACCCCTGTGGATTCCAGAGCTAGGGCGGGGCCATGTCCTGAGTCTGAGATACCAGTCTGCGGACCCGAGTAAGGTTCCGTAGGCGGTGTGAAGTTTGCGTTATGTGCAGCTAGACCAACCATGACCCGCCACTCGTCAACGATGCTGTCGCCGCCATAGGCGTAGAAGCCACTAACGCCGATCGGATCAGAGTCGGTATGTGAGCCAGCACTGACACCATTGATGAATAGGCGCCACGTACCATTGCTACGGGTAGCCTCAATGTGGACCAGCCCAGGAGGCATGATCCCACTGATCTGCCAAGTAGTGTCGTATCCATCGCCCAGGTCGTCAAACCTGGAGAGGATAGCACTGCCGGCAATAACCTGTACGTCATAGTACGGACCACTGCCAATAGCGCCAGTACCTAGCGACGCAGCAAGGTCAGACCCGTATCGCATCCAAGCATCCATAGTGAATGCATTGGTGATACTAGCCTCGTAGTCCACGCGAGCAGTGCCCGCAGTCAAGCCATTGCCGAACTTGCCACCTGCCCCGGTGCTAGCTTCGATCCCAGTCCCGGCAGCACCTACACCGTAGTTACGGTAAGGCCCACCAGGGTAGCCAGTCTCGAAGTGCATGAGCACCAGGGAGTCAGCAGAAGTTAGATCAGCAGGCGGCTCGACGTACTGTGCCGCAAGTGGGAACAGAATGTGTTGTGCCGGCATTATGCCACCGTGGCGTAGCCGGAAGCGTACCAGTCGGTTGCGTTAACCTTGTGGAAGGTAACGGCTTGGTGAGGTTGCATCGTCAGAACAGTACCCGAAGTGTTCGTACCTTGGAGGTAGATCGTGTCAGGAGACTCAGCCGATACAGTAATCTCATTCTCACTGTCGTTGATGGTAGTGAAGATGAATGTAGCAGGGAACTCAGCCGGGATAGCTACTGCCGTCCCGTCACGCTTTACGTGCGCTTTCCCGTTGTCATCCTCGACCACAGAGCTGATACCTTCGTACTCATTGTGCCGAAGCGAGCGGAAGCCCACGTCGTCACCAGCGAAGTCAACTCGCGCACCGTCAAGAACTTCCGCGCAAACGTGAAGAGCCTGTCGGCCGATGAGGTCAAGACTGACTTCATCCACTCGCGCACCGTTAGAGAAATCAACGAGGCGTACATTCTTAGGAGTGTCACGATAAATGACAAGTCGTGCTCCCTCCGGCACAGCCGGGGTGATGTTAAGTTGGAAGGGACCGACAAACATCCCTGACGTGACAGTAATCTCCGTCCGAACGCCAGCAGCACTAATCTGATACGCCTTAACGTATGCAGTGCTAATGTACCCGTCTGCGAACGTGAAGTTCCAAACAGTGTCGATGCCGTCCGCGAGCCAGTGGTTCTGGCTGTAAAGCGTCAGCAGGGAAGTTGACAAGGTAATCTCCAAAACGAAAAGACCCCTCCCACCCATTGCGGGCAGGAGGGGCGGTTCTTGCATAATGCTACTTCATTCGTCAAGCGCGTTAATCGCCTGCTGTAGCACGGGAAGTTTCGAGAACGGAAGGTTCTTGATTAGATCGTGGGGATCAGTGCCTTCCTTGTTGTTCTGCATGGCACGCCACAAGTCGTCAGCCAAGCCAGCGGCTGGGGCCACTACGTTACCAACGAACTGCGACTGAGCGTTAGAGCGCCCACCCGTCATTTCACCAGTACCCGTAATAGCAGTCAGTGCATCCAGCATGTCTCCCGACAGACCAGACAGAGCCACGTAGTTCAGAGAAGCACGAGCGATCTGCGTGAACGATAGTTGCCGCTCAAGGTACTCGTCACGGTCAGGGCGACCGATAGAGTTCATAGCCACGCGAGCCATGTAGATTGGAGCAGCCAGTGACATACTTCCAAGCAGGATGCCTAGGGCACCCGCCACGCCGTAGTTACCACGCTGCCGTGCCCACTGCTTCTCAATGCTAGTGATAGAGAACGTACGGAACTGCGTCAGGATACGTAGCATCCCGTCGTGTGCCCACTTACCCGTCTCACCGATGAAGGTGCCTTGGATGATCTGGCTAGTACCACGATGGATAGCTTGCACGAACTCGTTAGCTGCGGCGGTGTCCCGGAACTTCGTGATGTCGAACTCCTTGAGCCGTCCACCCTCGAAAATAGCAGCATCTGCAATGTCAGCACGCAGGCGAGACGCAAGCTCAGGCGTGATGCCCATGTCGCGCAGAGCAACGTCGTCGGTATTGTCGGCCAGCATACGCGCAGCCTTAGCCACGATCTGCTCTGCCATGCCGCGTTGCTGTGCAGCGTGGATGCTACGCCACAGACTCAGCTTACCTTGCAGGTGCGTAGCGCCGCGAAGCGCCCGATCCGCAAAGGTCACAGAGTCCTTGCCATACGTCACATGCTCAAGGCTACCATTGTCAAACGGGAACTTGATCTTGTAGCTATCCGTACCAAAGTCAACACCGCTGTACTTCTCGATGCTACTCAGGATACCGTTGTCCACCTTCTCGCCACGAGCCAGGGCCTTAGCCTCAGCACGCAGACGCGGGAACTCGGGGATAGTACCAAGCGCCTTAGCGGCACCCAGGGACCAGATACCGTTGATAGCTTCCGCGAACTGCGTAAAGCCCATGCCGCCCAGGCGAGCCAGGGAGGTAGTCATCAGCACACGGTCAGCCCACTTGCTGTTGTTGGTCCCGAAGGGTTGCCCCAGGAACTCAGCGGCAACTTGATCGAACGCTTCCAGTTCCTTGACCTGAGCCTTGCTAGTATCTCCACCATGAGTCATGGATTGCTTGAGCAGCTTGAGCCCAGGCTGACCCATCACGCCGAACTCTGCCAGCGCCACTTCACCAGCAACCCGGTTCGCTTGATTGCGCACAAGGTTCATGATGTTCGTGTCGTACAGGTCCAGCAGACGGAAGCCATTCCCGTCACGCTTGAGTAGGTCCAGCTTCAGTCGGCCCTTAGTGTGGCCAGCAGAACCACGCATGTACTTCTGCATCTGAGCCACGACCTGAGGCTTGCTAAGGCCCATCGCCGTCAGTGCATCCTCGACCATGTCAGCAGCGCCAACTTGGTGGATGTTGACAGGTGCGTCGTACCCGCCCACCGCCCGGAGATTAACCCGGTCAATGTACTGGCTTGCCAGTTGAGCCGAGAAGGTAATGTCGAAGCCCTCGATGCTGACGAACTGATCCACCAACGCAGCATGCAGAGTCTCTCGTTGAGACGTCGTCATGTTGCGGATCTTCTCAGGAGACAGACGGTGCGGCATGTAGCCGATGCTGTTCGCAGGCAGACCACCCCAACCAATCGTTTTAGCTCCGACCTGGGCTGTACGCATCCGCTCGAAGGCAGCCTCCGCAGCGTTAGCCGCAGCGATCACGGCAGGGTGCCCCTGACCAGGAGTTCCAGAGCGTCGGCCTTCTAGTTCCTCTGCGACCAGAGTATTGAACTGCTCCCACTTCTTACCACCCCAAACATCCTCAAGCACCGAGCCACCATGCTGAGTCCGCCATACCTTGTAGGCATCTTGGATGTCAGGCACAATGTTGCCAGTAAACTTGCGCATGTTCATGTGCGTAGCTAGAGCAGCCGTGCCGCGTCGGCCAGCAGCACCAGCCGGGTTCTCAAGCAACTCAGCGGCCACCATCCGAACAACAGGGTTGTCGGACTTGAGCATCAGCAGCGAAGTGCTAGCCACATTGAACAGACTGTTATCCGTCAGCGACTTGACTCGCTCAGGATCGATGTTGTTCCACGGAGCCTTGGGATCATCGGCCCGCTTGTACAGACTAAGGATCGCCTTGGCTTCAGCAGCTTGCGCAGGAGTAGCATCGGGCAGCAGGCTCAGACCGTACTTCGCAGCGATGGGATCATCGCGCCAATCAGGGCCAGCGGCCTGGGTACTCTTAGTGGGCTCTGTAACGTCAGTCGGCTTTCTAGATCCAGCTTTAGGATCGAGGCCAGCTTGAGCGCGGGCTGCCTTCTTGGCTTCGTTCTGGTTTACAGCGCGGATAGCCTCAAAGAAATCCTCAGCACGAGTATCGCTCTTGACCCAGCCTTCTTCCTTCGCGGTTACGAACAGGCCCTTGAGCTTGTCCCACACGCCACGGAACCAGTCAACTAGTTCAGTAGGCAGCTTAGGTTTCCAGCCAGACTCACCAGCAGTGACGGACTCCATGTACTTAAGGAACTGCTCTGCGCCAAACTCGTCGAAGTTCGGGATGTACTCGGCCGCGTACTTGACGCTACCGTTGTACTTGTAGAGTTCTCCCGACTTGCCAATGATACCAAGCATGCCGTCAAACAGCGATGCAAAGAATCCCTCAGGGGACGCCCGCATTTGTTCTGCCGTGTAGCTAGACGCCACAGCACCACGCTTCAGCAGAGTCTGAGTAATACCCGATTGGCCCTTGACCGGAGGAAGACCTTTAGTGTACGCCTCAAGGAAGTCCTTGTGTAGCGCCCGAAATGCGTCCTGCACACCAAGCCGCTGAATGCGCCGCCACTGCGTAGTGAGGACAGCATGGCCCAACTCATGGACCAGCGTACCGGTAAGACCGGCCCTAGCCCGAATAAGCATGGTGTTCTGACCAACGTAGTAAGCATCACCACGCACAGACATACCCAGGTCGTCACCCGTCATGACAATGATCCGCTGGTCATTCAAGAACTTCTTCTGAATGAACTCGGCGATCTTCACCATCTTGGGTTCTGGCAAAGTACCGTTCTTAGCAGCGTGGGTGTGGACACCTACCGGGAGTTGTCGAACTTGCTCGACGTCTACGCCCCAGTGCTTCTGCACATACTCCGACTTAGTAACAATCGTACCGTCATCGTCCCTGACTTTACCCGTCAAGTCAGACCAGTAAGCTTCCAGTTGACCGGCCTCTTCGAACTCACCGAGCTTTGCCGGCTTAACCAGAGTAGTTGCGTTAACAACAGGCAGATCTTTTCCTGGCTCATTGACGAGTCGCTCGACTAGGCCAGTGTCCTTTGCCACATCACTTCGGGTTTTGGATTCAGTAGAAGGAAGTGGTTGGCCCACTTCATCAACAGGCTCATCAATCAGCTTACGGTTCTGGTCAACCGACAGAGTGTGTTGAATTTCAGCAGCGTCCATCCGTTGCATTTCCGCGAGGATCTGCTCAGGCGTTGCGTTCTCACCAAGGTTCTCTACAGCCTTAGCCCGCTTGGCTTCAATCTTGGCAGCCGCCTCAGAAGCAATGCGGTTAGCTGCATTGTCAGCATGGATCTTAGCAGCCTCGCCAAGGCTACCCCAGGCAGACAGCGGAGTAACCAGCATGCCGAAGCCCACGGCCATAGCGTAGTCGTCAGTGCCGACGTGCTGACCCATAGCGTCAGA